CGGCAACTGGCCGGAGTCATTCAGTCCTCGACCAGCATCATGATTTCCATGACTTGCACGGTTACGCAGACTTACACCGTGTTTCTCAAGCTGACAGGCAGGTGGAAATGATCAGCATCAAACTGTCGCCTTTCCGTGGTGATCAGCCAGCGCCCAGTGTTTCAACGAACGGCTTTGCGCTGACCATCAATGGGGAGGTGTTTGACTTCTCGCCGCTTCAGGATGGCCAGGCCTTGCCCGCTACCGCTGTGAATTCCGAGTGGTTCACCGACGAGATAACCAGGGCGGGCGATACGCTGTTCGTCACCCTGAGGCTGCCCTACGGCCTGAACCCATCGGATGCTGTGGCATTCCCCGACCCGATCCGCGTGACGAAGGCAGGCACTGTGAAACTGCCGCTCGACGCCGGGCCGGATCTCGCGGAGTTGCCTTGGCCAGTAGATGGTGAGGAAGCGCCATGAACATCGACTTTAGCAAGATAATCACCGCCTCCGACAAGCAGGCCAAGCAAGAGCAAGCGTTGCGTGATGCCTTCAAGCTCGCCCGCGCCGCTGCCGTGAAAGCCATCACAGTAACTACCGCCAGCGGCCAGGTCTTTGACGGCGACGAGACCAGCCAGGGCCGCATGGCTCGCGCCATCCTTGGCCTGGAGTCAGCCGGTGACGGCGCGACCGTGCGCTGGGTGCTGCACGACAACACCTCCGTCGACGTCGGCGCGCCTGAGCTGCGTGAAGCCCTTGCGCTCGCCGGCCAGGCGCAGGCCGATCTATGGGTGCAGCCGCAAGGCTGACCAATGCCATTTCAAACCAGCCCGCCACTGCGCGGGCTTTTTCATGCTTGGAGAAAACTCAATGGCTCGACTTACCGCAAAAGAAGCGGGCGGCGCGAACGTGCTCGCCTTTCTGGATATGCTCGCCTGGAGCGAGGGCACCGATCACCCGAATCAGCGCAGCAACGATGACGGCTATGACGTGCTGGTCGGCGGCAAGCTGTTCACCGACTACAGCAAGCACCCGCGCGTATCGGTGTCGCTGCCGCGCTACGGCATCAGATCCACCGCCGCCGGCCGCTACCAGTTCCTGGCGCGTACATGGGACGCCATCGTGCGCAACTACGGATTTCGTGGGCGCTTCATCCCTGAGGCTCAGGACTTGGCGGCGATCAAGCTCCTGACCGAGTGTGGTGCGCTTCCTCACATCAAGGCTGGCCGCATCAGCGAAGCCATCGCAGCCGCTGCCCCGATCTGGGCAAGCCTGCCTGGCGCAGGCTATGGCCAGCGCGAGCACAAGCTGGCCAACCTGCTGGAGATCTACGCTGACGAGCGCGCTGCCGAGCCATGCGACCAGGGAGACCTGCTGGCCATGTTCACCGCATGCGGCGGGGTAGTCGCATGATTCCGGTCCAGTACGAACTGGTCGCCAAAGTGGCCGGCGTTCTGGTGCTTATGGCCGCTGCTGCCGGTGTCGTGTGGTGGGGCATGGCGCCGCGCATCGACATCGAGGATCAGCGAGCGGGCAGGGCAGAGCAGCAGCTGGCTGACGCTCAGGCGATGATCGAGCTGCAGGCCGGCGTGCTGGCCCAGCAACAACACCAGCTCGGCCAGCTTGCCGACGTCGACCGCCGCATCCAGCAGCTTGGTCAGACCATCAACCGCAATCAGGCCGCGCAGTCGGCTGCCCTCGAGGAGCTAAAGCGCAATGATCAAGCCGTGGCTGTATATCTGTCTGGTGCTGTCCCTGGCGACCTTGGCCAGTTGTACGCGCGACCCGAAACCACTGACCCCGCCGCCTACCTCGGCACGCATGGAGTGCAGCCTGGTGCCGTGCCGGCTGCCAGGCCGACAGGCGCTGGTGGTGAATGACGACTGGCGGCGCGCCGTCGACGAGCTGGAGTACGAGCTGGGGCAATGCAGCACCCAGGTGATTGCGTGCATCGAGCGACAGGCCGCGCAGCGGCCGCAGTGAAAGAGAGGCGACGAGCCCAGGTGCGCCAACACCCAGGCTCGACACCTGACCCGCAGAACGTCCCTGCAAGCCAAGCCAAGGCCTCCGCCTCGTGCACGAAGCGCGGCGAGCCTAGCACTTGTTTATTTATACAGTAAAGGTTTGCACTCAATGACCAACCCGATCATCCCGTGGATGGGCGGCAAGCGCCGTCTGGCCGACCGTCTTATCCCGCTTTTCCCGCCCCATGAATGCTATGTCGAAGTGTTCGCCGGGGGCGCGGCCCTGTTCTTCATGCGCCCTCAGCCGGCCCCGGTCGAGGTGCTGAACGACATCAACGGCGACCTGGTGTCGCTGTACCGCGTTGTCCAAAACCACCTCGAGGAATTCGTGCGCCAGTTCAAATGGGCGCTCACCAGCCGCCAGTTGTTCGAGTGGCACAAGGTCGCACGGCCGGAAACGCTTACGGACATCCAGCGCGCCGCGCGCTTCTTCTATCTGCAGCACAACGCCTTCGGCGGCAAGGTATCCGGGCAGACGTTCGGCACCGCCACCACCGTGCCGGCCTTCAACATGATGCGCATCGAGGAAAACCTGTCCGCTGCGTGGCAGCGCCTGGCAGGTACCTACGTCGAGAACCTGGGCTGGCTGGAATGCGCCGAGCGATACGATCGCGCCCACACCTTCCACTACATGGATCCGCCGTATTGGAAAACCGAGGGCTATGGCGTTGGCTTTCCGTTTGAGGAGTACGAGCGGATGGCCGACTTCATGCGGCGCTGCAAAGGCAAAGTGATGGTGAGCATCAACGACCATCCCGATATCCGCCGGGCGTTCGTAGGCTTTCACATGGAGCAGCTGGATATTCGGTATAGCTGTACGAACCAGCGGCAGGGGCTGGCCGAGAAGACCGGCGAGCTGGTGATCATGAATTGGGAGCCGGCGGCGCTCGGTGGGTTGTTCTAGCCGGGTAGGGCGTATACTGCCCCCTTTTCGAGAGGGGCAGCTCATGCTCAATATCTACAGCTCCAATTGGAGTGTGGTGCTGGATAAGCAGCTCGGCACGCAGCAGGGCGTCTCGATTTGGGAGTTCCACCGAGCGGCGTCCTCGGTCGCTCGTGACCAGGGCCGGCGCACATATCGATACGCTCGCATCAAGCCGGCAGAGCCTAAGGATGGCCAGGAAGTGGAAGTCACTTTGATACTGACCCCATCGTCTCCTGAATCCGACTGGTTACCGCTCGGCGTGGCGACTGCTCACACCATCAATAGCATCTGACGGCCCAGCTAGAGCAGTGGGCTATCAATCTTCCTGATCAGCTCGGGGCCGTGGTTCTTCACGTTGCCCACGGCTTTATCAACCGGGTACCACTCGAATGCCTCGACGGGTGTGTCGTGGTGCCTGGCCAAGTCTTCAGCGCGCTCGGGTAGTAAGCCGGGCTCCAGCCATTCCCTCGCGACATCTGGCGGCAGCACGACCGGTCGGCGGTCGTGGATGTCGACCATCCCCTGATCGCTGGCTGCGGTAATGATCGCAAAGCCGCCAGCGTCTTCCTCTCCGTCCCGCGGCACGTCGGCAATTCCGGCGAAGAATGCCGGGGTCCCGACTTTCAGCCGGATGAAGTACGGCTGCTTGACCTTCGGGTTGTCTGGATCCTTTTTCCACTCGTACCAACCATCCGCTGGAATGATCACGCGACCCCTCTTCCAGATCGCGCCCCAGAACCGACTGGTGGCAGCGGTTTCGATGCGGGCGTTGATTGCTGGTGGTCTCTTGCCGTCTGCCCAGTGCGGGGCGTAGCCCCATTGGGTTCGGGTCGCATGCGTGCCCAGGTCATCTTGATGCAGCAGCAGGACGCGAGACTGTGGCGCCACGTTGTAGCGGGACAGGGGCTCGTTCGACCAGTCGCCCTCGAGCAGGCCCAGCTGTAGAGCCTTCGCGTATTCGTCGACAGTTCGGTACTGCGTGAATCGTCCGCACATGGAACCCTCCGGTCGTCAGTTGGCCATCATGAGTCTTTGACCGCGGCTCGGGCGTTTTGGTATCTGTATATGCATACAGTATTTATTTCAGGTCTCTCTCATGGGCAACGCAACCATTCTTGGCCCGGTGGGCAGTTCGGCTTCCGAGCTGCCCTTTTTTTCCTATAGGGTGCCGGCCGGCTTCCCCAGCCCGGCGCAGGATCATCTCGAGCAGAAAATATCCCTCGATGAGGTGCTGGGTATCAATGCACCTCAGACCTACCTGGTGCGCGTGGGTGGCGACAGCATGATCGGGGTGGGCATCTTCGATGGTGACGTTGTGGTGGTCGACAAGTCGTTGGACGTCGTGTCGGGCGACGTGGTTATCGGTGCCGTAAACAGTGACCCCGTGCTGAAGACCTACATTCGCCAGGGGCTGCAGGTGATTCTCCAGTCCGAGAACTCGAAATATCCACCGCGCTACATACTTGAGGGGGATGAGTTCGAGGTGTGGGGTGTGGTTACCGCTGGGTTGCGGCGCTTGCGTTGCCATGTCTGA